ACTAAAATTAGTAACTGTTGCGCCAGTGCTGTGAGCAGCTCTAGTTGAACCTCTAACGGCTCTAGTAATGCCAGTAAAACTTGTAGTCGTAATTCCTGTGTAAGATATTTCTTCAGTACCTACTTGTATAAAATTTGTTCCTGTGCTTGGAAATCCAGTTGTGCTCGCTACATTAATTGTAGATCCTGACCCACCAGTACCATTTGCATCATCATTTAAACCACCATTTAATGTAGTTGTTTGTGGATTTGTAACGGTACCGCCCCACTGTGATATACCATAACCAAAGACTCCAACCTGTTCAGCGGGTCCTACGTGATAGTATTGAAAAAAAGTTATAGCTCCAGATGTAGTTGCTCCTGCCCCTGTTTCATTACTACCAGCATTTATTTCTAAAGTTGTAGTTGTAGGTACTCCGGTGACCATAAATTTTTTATCACAAAAAGTAGTAGACGAAAAATTAGAACCTGTAATAGCTGTAAATGTAGATGGATCACCAAATAATATAATATCACCTACTTGAAAATTGTGTGCAGAAGCAAAAGATAAAGTAACAGTTGGTTGTCCGTTAACCGTGCTAAACGCACTTGTAATAGCTGTCCCTGATGGATTAACTAAAGGATGTATATCGTAGTACACTCCTCCTGAGTAAACATATAAAATTCTATTAGTACCAATAGCTGCGTATTTAATACCTTCTTTATTAACCATGTGATGCAAACCCCTAGCTGCACCAGTTAATTTACTATCTCCTAACTGAGACCAACCACCTATTTTTTCAGGTGTACCATATCTAAAACGTACATTTGTGCCACCTGTCCACTGTGATTCAGCGCCGGTTGACGTAACTTGTTTATTAAATCCTGGTAAAAAGCCTAGTTTTTGTAGCATATAAAATCCTGTTTACTAGCTATTATATTAGATTACGAAGTAATTCAATCTGAAAATTAACCTGTTGCGTAGTATAGATTAAAAACTATAGCATGTTTAGGTGTTTTTTCAAGGTTGGGTTTAGCTTCATGTCTTAATAAGCTATCCCAAAATAAAATTCTTCCTGGTTCAGGTTTAACATAAAGTTTAAGTTCAGGAAAAAATAATTTTTGATTACTACTATTTAAATAAAGAATACCAGAAACATCAGCTTGGCCATGTCTATGGTTTGCGGTCCAATCGCCTTTGTCCAGTCTAATACCATAGGCATCTAACATAGTATATTCTGGGTTTAATAAATCTGTAAAAGAAGATAAATAATTTTTACTAGAAAACATAATTTTTTCAAAAACAACATTATTTAAAAAAATGTTCTCTGTTCTTTTTCCCTTAACATTACTATTGTAATTCCATTTAGAATTGTTTTTTAATACATCATCTATTATTTCTATAAAATCTGTTCCATCAAAATTATCAAAGTCAAAACCATAGAGGCAAGTTGATCTTTTTATTTCTTTTTCAATTCTTAATGCAAATTTCATACTTTATAATCCTCCTCAAGTGTATCAAAATCTAGGTTAAATGATATAATAATTTTTTCTATATCTTCAGTTATCTTAGGTGATCTGTGCACCACAAAGCTAGGGAAAATAATTATGTCTCCTTCTTTAGCATCTATTTCTAATATTTTTTGTTTGTTGACTAATTGTGTTTTAGTAGAATGTTCGGGAAATTTTAAATAATATACTCCTGTATAATTATTACTATGTATATGCCAGTTATGTACTCCGTTTTTTTTATATTTTTGAAACCATAGGTTTCTAATATGTACAGTGTTTAACTTTAAATTTTTAATGCATTTTAAAAAATGTTTTTCTAGTAAAGGTTTTATAAACCGTACCCATTCTCTATCCATATCTGTGCTTTTCTGCCAATCTAAATAATCAATTTTATCTTTAGGATGACAATCAAAATCATTTGCAGCTTTGTTTATAAAATTAATTAATTGATCTTGAACTAAGTCGTGGTGTTCAAACCTATCCTGGAAACCATAGGACTCTAGTATAATAGTTTTCATATTATTTTAAAATTAGCTGACACAGATATTCTTTCTCCGTTACTTGTAAAAGGACATACGTAATGTTTTAAGTTATAAGGAAATATAAAAAAATCCCCTTTGTTAGGTAGAAATGTTTTTTGATTAATGTTGTAGTCTCTAGATTCTCCATACGTAAAAATTATAGATCCGGGACCTGAAGATTTTCCTGTGTACTTTTTGTTTTCTTTTTTTAATGCAGAAGGTATTTGTAAATATAGGACACTAGATAGATCACAGTTTAAATGATGGTGTGGGGGATTTGATTCATTTCTTTTCATATAATTTACCCATGCTGAATTACATTTTAATTTTGATAATTGCATGTTGTACCAAAAATGAAACTTTTCTTGAAAAGGTTGAAAGTAGGGTTGAATAATTTTTGCATATTTTTTTTCATCAATAACATATTCATCATCAATAATTCCTGCTAAAGTATTTCTAGCGTCTTCGTTTTTTTTACTACAAAGTTTTTTTACTTTAGATAAATCTTGTGTGCTTAGTTGTGTTTTATACAACAAGGGACCAAACATATGTTGTTCACAGGTTATCATAAATAGTTAAAGTTTATTACAACCCTTCTGTCCGTATCTGTTGCAGTTACTGCAGCATGATATGTTTTTGTATCTATGATTAACAGTTTATTTTCTTCTACTGTAATTTTAGTTTTATCTTTTAATAAAGTATAACCGTTATTTTTATTTATGTAAAATATAGCTGTATTGCAAAAAAACTCTTTGTCTACATGAAACTCTGATTGTATATGTTTTTTAGTTTTAAATAATAAATTAGCTCTTATTTCATTTATCATGTTAACTTTAAGTTTTTTAATAATAGGTTTTATAATTAAATCATAATACACAGAATTTTTTTGATGGTTATGGTAAAAGTTATGTCCCATAAAAAAATTATCATTTTTACCTGAAGTTTGAGATTTATGAAAAAACCATGGAAAGGTATTTGAAAACATTATTTCTTGAATTTTTTTAAAGGTGTCTTGATCAAGAAAATTTTTTATTTGTTTATATTTATATTCCATTCTAACGCATCAATAATTTCATCTAGATTAATTTCTTTTAATCTGTGTGTAATAATAAAACCATGTAACTCTACTGCTTCAACGATTACCCATTTATCTTTTTGTTCAAAAACAATTTTATCTGCTTTAGATCTATTGGTTAATGGTTTTACGTCTCGTCCTTGGTTATCTATGTTATATGGCCTAAGATCGTATTTTAATTTTTCATTCAATCTGTTTTTTAATATACCAACTACATCCCAAAGTTCTTTTTCTTTTTGTTTTTTAGTAGCCTGTTTAACGTTAGTTAAATATTTTTTTATAAAATCTTTCATACTTTAAAATCAAAGTTTATAACGGTCCTTTGGTTAAAGTCAATTGGACAATTGCCTGAGTGGTATATGTCTCCATCAAAATATATAGCTCTTCCTTTTTTAGGAGATATTTTTTTATCTATCACAGCATCCGTATCTAGTAATATATTATCAGATATAGTGTTTTTAAAAAAAACACTATCGCCGTCAGAATCATCTACGTAATATAATAAAGTTTTGTAAGGTAGGTGTTCTTTAACATCTATGTGTGGCACATTATATTTTTCTTTTGAGTGATCTTTAGTTTGAAAAGTTCTTCTTATCCTTACTCTAATCATATCTTTAATTTTTATTTTTTCTTTTACACAAAAAAAATTTAATATTGACGAGAATAGTCCATAAAACTTTGAGTTTATTCCTTGACTGTCAAACAATATATGCACCATAGCAAACGTGTCTGTTATGTTTTCATTTTTAAAATTTATATTATTTTTTTTAACAACTAAATCTTTCATAAAGAACCATGCAATTTCTTCACTGTTTAATAATTCAATATATTTATTTTGTATATTTAAAGGTACAAAATTATCTAAAATTTTTATCATGTTTTAAATGGATAACCTAAATGAGGTCTGCTATCAAAAAGATTTTTATCCCAACCTTTTGTTGCTTTGTTATTGTAATGTAAAAACACTTGTCCACACATATAACCTTCAAAAGGTTTTCTCCAGTGAGGTAAAATAGTTCCAGAATATAATAAGGCATCTCCTGCATTTAATTTAACTTTAATTTCTTTTCCTTTAATGTCTTGTAGATATATAGGCCACATGTCACCCCCTA